AAACGGTTTGCTGTAACCATCGAATAGGTTTCTTCTTCTTGAGTGCTGTCAAATGCTTTGAAAGTGTTTGCTTGTTCACCATCTTGATACAAAGTATTCTCTACTGTAACACCATGGATCGCAGAAAGCAATGCACCACCCAAGATACCTGCGACTCCCATCATGTGGAACGGATTAAGCGTCCAATTGTGGAAACCTTGTAGGAAAAGTAGGAAGCGGAAAATAGCGGCAACGCCAAACGATGGCGCGAAGAACCAGGACGACTGTCCCAGAGGATATATGAGAAAGACGCTGACAAAAACAGCAATAGGACCAGAGAAAGCAATAGCATTGTAAGGACGGATACCGATGAGACGTGCCAGTTCAAACTGACGGAGCATGAAACCAATTAGAGCGAAAGCCCCGTGGAGCGCCACAAAAGCCCAGAGTCCCCCAAGTTGGCACCACCGGACGAAATCGCCCTGAGCTTCAGGACCCCAAAGTAAAAGAAGAGAATGACCCATAGCATCAGCAGGCGTTGAGACAGCTGCCGTAAGAAAGTTAGCACCTTCAAGATAGGAACTAGCAAGACCATGGGTGTACCAAGACGTAACAAAAGTTGTCCCAGTAAGCCAACCACCAATGGCAAGATAAGCAGTGGGAAAAAGAAGTAGTCCAGACCAGCCCACAAAGACAAAGCGGTCGCGTTTAAGCCAGTCATCCAGGACATCGAACCACCCCCTTGTTGGTTGTTGTAGTGTTGATGCAACCATTTGTTTTATTTACCTCCAGTAAATTCGTGTTGTTGTTTCAGATCTGGATTAGGCAATGAAGGGACCGTTGGATTGCGACTTCTGTTTTTAATGACGATGAAAGCATCCTTATTGTACTTACGGGTTCCCTTTACAGGTGCCCATTTAGTACCAGCGCCATCGATCTCGTATACAGAGGTGCCTCCTACTTCCACAGCAATGTCATCACCAGTCTCCCAATTAAGGGTTTTGATTAAAGAATTGATTTGTTCAAGAACACTTGGTTCATTCATAACATTTTCTTCTGGATCAAGTTTACCAATCATAATAGTACTACGCAGAGTAACGGAATTGCAAGAGTTGATATACCTATAAAAAACCCCGCCAGATATTCTCTGACGGGGATGTAACTACCAGGTTCCATTTATCATCCGATAGAAGGAGCGGTAAGTGCAACAGGAGTTGACTCAGCAGCAGCCAGATCCAGTGGGAAGTTGTGAGCGTTGCGCTCGTGCATAACTTCCATACCCAGACCTGCACGGTTGAGAACGTCTGCCCAGGTGTTCAGAACACGACCTTGACCATCAATAATGGATTGGTTGAAGTTAAATCCGTTGAGGTTGAATGCCATGGTGCTGACGCCGAGGGCGGTAAACCAGATTCCCACGACTGGCCACGCAGCGAGGAAGAAATGCAGGCTTCTAGAATTGT